GGAAAGGAAAGTAAAATAACTTTTCCATAGTCTGGAAATCTAGAGTCTACTGATCCACGAAATGCTTTGTATAAGTTATCAGCAGTTTTTCCTTGATCATTTCCTCCAGCGTTCTCCATTGCAAATCCAGAAATTTCATCAAGAACTGCAAGCATTAAGTTTAAACCTTCTGCTGATTCTCTTTCAGAGTGACCTGAATAAACAGTTATTGATTTATTAAACTCTATGCTATCTATCTTAGGCTCTTTATATTTACCAGCAAACCAAGGTGATCCTTCTATCTTAGATTTAAAGCCTTTAAAAAAAACATTCTTTGCTTGTTGTGCGTTAACTGCTACGTTAATAAGATCTATTGCATCATTGGAAGGCTTTCCAAAATATCTTGATGGGTCTTTAAGGCAAAGTAGTTTATAAACAATATAAGCACAGCCAATAGTAGAAGTATGGTCTTTCCCACTACCCTTGCCACACATAAGAATAACTTCAGACTTAGTATACTTTCTATAGTGTTCGTCACCCTTTTGTTTTCCAAGCCATCTCTCAACATCTTCTTGTTTATATATTTGACTCATACATTCTACAAGAGTATATTGATATTCAGATAATTCTGGCATGTTTAAATAATCTTTACTTCTTACAAATGTTTTAACATCTACTGGCATTTCCTCAAAAGGACTTTCATCCAGTGCTTCTATAAATTCACTAAAATCAATCGTTGTCAATTACTATCACCTCTGTTTGTACTTCAGATAGTCTACGCATTATTTCTTCACGAATTTCTGGGTGCTTTGTTGCTATCTCTTTTAATATTCCAATAAGAACACTTTGCTTTCTTTCCATTTCAATAATTTGTTCTGCTATTTCTTTATTATCTAGCAACCCTGCTTTTTGCAGCATTTCAAGTCTTTTGCTTTCAATATCTGCTATCAGTTTGATAGCGGTTGTCTTTGCTGTAAGATTTGCAGTAGAATCTGCAGCATCAATAACTTCATAAGTTTTTTTAATTAAAGATGAGTAGTGTTGATCAGCACCTGCCAATGCTTCCTTTGCTCTCATATGAATGGCTTGATTATTAGAAATCATAGAACGCCAGTCATTAAGAAGTGCCATGACCTTTTGACGAGGAATGTCTAACTCTTTAGCAATTTGAGAAGCATCATATCCTTTAAGATACTCTGCAGCAACCTGGTTAACCAAGTCTAAGTGTTTAACTAAATCATTCTCGCTCATCTAATGTCCTTAATAATACAAGGTAGCCAATAAGATCTAAAATAGTATCTTCAGATGCATACTCTTTACCTTTGTGTATTCTATTAAGTTTATCATCAATACGGATATAAATTTGTTCTTTTGGGGTAGATTTACTGAATATGTTAATAGGATGACTATATGAACTACCATAAGAGTTATTCTTTTTAATAAGTAATTCTGCTATATCAAGACATTCATCTAATATCTTTCTACCAGCAGGTGCTTGGGTTGAGATATCACGAATAAACTTCATACGATCTTCAAGTTGTTTTTCAAAATCTGGATACTTATAATCTGCCATATTTACCTTTTTGACTTTCTAAGACCAAACTTGGCAAGATATACGTATATAGTTTCAACAGATGCTCCGCATTCTTTAGCAATTTGCTCAGGACTTTTCTTGTCAACTTGATACCTTTTCTTAAGCCAGGCTTCACTTGTATATAACTTCATTTTATCATTTCCTATTTCCCTTGTCAAGATTATGAGGCTGATCTACTAACTTATGCCAATTTTCTGATGCATACCATCCTATAGCAACAGCATCAGCAACATCATCATCATTTACTGTAAGATCAAATTCCATGTTTATCTTTTTTATAGTTCTTAATTTTCTAAATTCTCTCTCTTTTGATTTATAAAACGAATAAGACTTTTCTTCTCCATGAAGATCTTTAATTGCTTGTTTTTCTTCTTTTTTAAGTCTACCGTTTCCAATCCATGACTGCCAAGAAACTGGAGAGCATGAAACTATTGGTGACTTATTGTACATTTGACTTGCACCAAGTATTGCTCCTTGAACTAAAGATAAAGTTATGGCTGTATTTTGAGAGTTTGTAAATATAGCAGACTCAACTACTATTGCATCAATATTATAATCTTTTAAAAATTCACTAATCTTTTTAGTTGCATCACCAGTTCTTTCATAAACATGGTTTCCATAAAAATTTACCTTGCCATACTTTACTAACTTTCTATCTGTAAATAAAGAAAATGCCATAGAATTTGTTGACGCATCAATTGCTAAAATAGTTTTTGGATTTCCTATATACCTTAATTTACTTTTGCTCATAATTAAATAAATTCCTCAAATCTTTAATAAATCTTTCTGTTTTTTTGATATCCACTAAACAAACATCACAAAACTTTGAATCACTATATACACTAATCATAGTGGTACATCCCCCAGCACATTTTTTTGTTTTACCCATTTTTTCTTTTGATTTATTAAGTTTATATCTTTGAGCAATCTTTTTCTTTGTAGCAATCGCTCTACATGTTGGATCACAATAGATTTGATTTTTATTTTTTGTATCAAAAGAATCATCGCACCATTCGCAATATTTTATCATTCAAGTTCTTTCCTTCTTTCGATTTTAATTACACCCTTATCTTTTGAATCACATACTTTTTCTAAAGGACAAGATTTACATATCTTAGAATCTTTTCTATATCCTCTTTCTGGCAACTGCTTTTCATCAAATGCTTTTTTAACTCTACGCATCCAATCAAATAGGTAGTTAATAAACTCTACATGTTTTTCATTTACTACTATAGGTATAGATAATATTTCAAAAGTATTTTTATTTTCATAAACAATAGCCCCATACTTTAAATTCAATATCTTCATATAAATTAATACTTGTTCTATATGATATCTGCTAGCACTATTTTTAGCCTTGTGATAATTAAAACCTTCATCTTTGGCTGTTTTTAATTCAAACGCTACAAGATTATCATCAATTTTAAGTAAGGCGTCCATCTTTCCATTGATTGGTGGATCATCACATGTTACATATTGCTCATACCATTCTACAATTTCAGAGTCTTTTAATACATTTTCAATTATTCTTGTATGTGCATCTGTTCCAGCATTCATATTTGCAAAAGATGTTCCATCAGTTTTATTTTCAAACTCATTTCCTTCAAAGGCAAGATACCAATATCTAGGACACATTCCATTTCCGTATACCAATGAGGATGGTGCAAAAGTTTTTTTAGTCATAAACTTATTCGTTCCATAAACCCTAACGTGACCTTCTACAATTTCTTTTTCTATAATAGAAAAGTCAATAGTGTTAGGTTCTTTTTTAACCATTTTTTTTATTAATGCTTTTGTCATTAAAAATTCCTTACGCTATATTTAAGGGCATCGACCAGTTTGTCGGTTGCTTCTCTTATTGCATAGTACATATTCTTTTTTGCCCTATCGTCTTTTTTAACATGAGAATACCAAGCAGCCATCATTGCAAACTTAGCAGAGTATGCTTGTAGTTGTGTAATTAAAAGCGTAGCCTTTGCTGCTGGCACATCTGGATTAATTATTAATTTTGCAACTATACCAAGAGTCTTTTCAAACTCTTCATCTTTCATAAAATCTGACATCTCATTAAACTCTGTAAGTCTATTTAATAAATCTACTGTAGTTTCCATTAGTTCTTCTCTCTTAACTGTTCAAATACTTCCCATTCAATTATAGCAAGTCTTACTTTTTTATTTCCCTCTCCAAGAACAACCATTAATGCTGGGTCTTTTTTTCTATCTACCTTCATTGTATCTGACACAATCTTAGCCCATGAGTCTTGGCTAACGGAATAGGATTTAGAATACTCTTTGACATCTACTACGAAGTCATCCAATGATCCGTCAGCCTTGACTGGTCCCCTACCTGAATTAACGTGTGGCTTAGCACCAATACGTTTTAGTTCAGAACGCTCACTCATTAATACCCTCTTTGTGGAAAAGTTACTTTAGACATATGTTTTTTAGTACACATCCAAGTAAGATCTCCTTTTTCTATATACATTCTTGCCTGTGCTACTATTTCTTTACATGTATGACAAACAAATTTGCCAGGATATAAAGTATAGTTACTTGTTGATTGTTGATTCAAGTTCTTTTAGTTTCTCTGGATTTTCTTTTAGGTATTCAATTACTTTTGCTCTACCCTGCAGTCTTTCTTCAAAAACTGTATACCATGCCCCACCTTTTTCAATTACTCCAACTAGTTCTGCTGTATCTACCAAGTCAGCAACCTTATCGATACCTATTTCTTCAGAACCAAAATAAAAATCATAAGATCCACTAATAAATGCTGGACCAGTCTTATTAAAATCTACGTGCCAATTTACAATACGGCCAATTTTAGATTCAATTAACTTGTCTCCAACAGCAATCTTACCTTTAATTGCTTGATTTTCTGATTCACTTGACCATAGTTTAACTACAGTGCTTGAGAAAAACTTAACTGCTTGTCCACCTGTAGGCATATGAGAAGCATACATTGCACCAATGTTATTTCTTTGTTGTGATATCAATACCAACAGTGTTTTGGCTTCTTGATTATTGGCATAGTTAAGCATCTTAACTGCATTAGTCATATCTTTAGCCTCTGCACCTATCTGCTTAGTATTTTCTAATTGTTTTAATTCTGCTGAGTCTTTTTCAAAATAGATAGCAGGTAATAATGCTGATATAGAATCAACAATTAATATATCTACCTTTGCTTTCATTAGTTGAGTAGCGACATCAACCATATCATTAATAGTTCTTGCTTCAGAGTAAATTAATTTATCTGTATCTACCCCAAGTTTTTGTGCCCAAATAGGATCAAAGGATTGTTCGGCATCTATCCACGCACACAACTTTCCTTCTTTTTGTGCTTCTCCAATCATCTGTAAACAAAATGATGATTTACCAGCAGACTTGTTACCCCAAACTAAAACTTGTCTTCCGTATGCAAAGCCACCTCTAAGTGCGTTATTCAAACTAGGACTTGGAGTTTTTTGTTTTGTAATTTCTACATCAGTAGCATTACTTAATCTTTTTCTTAAACTTGGTTCTAGTTGTGAAAGAAAATCTTCTGTTGATATTCCTTGTATTTTATCGTCCATCTTATTAACCATTTACTACCTCTCTGAGTATTTCTGTTCCATCTTTTGTTACTTCAAAAGTCATTTTCTTTGCCTTTCCTGGCTCACACTTCATAAATCCCTCTGAAAATTTAGTTGGGAATATTACAATAGGTTTCATATCTCTACTTGCATCGGCAACAATCATGTTGGCCATCTTCTTTCCTGTTTTTGTTGTTCTAGGTTTAAATGATAGCACATAATACTCATCATTTCCATAGGGTAAAGTTTTATAATTTAAAAACTTAATTAATGGATTATTCAAAGAATCCTTTATATCATCTACTGGAACTGCTTCCATAATTCTATTACTTGCTACCGCCATAACATATGTCTTGCCTGGCTCTATTTTAGTTTCCT